CAGCCGAAACCGACGCAGAGCTGCGCATTCGGCAGGGGCAAAGCGTCGCGCTACCATCGATCACACCGTTTGAAGGTGTCGACGGTGCAATAGCTAACGTTGCTGGCGTGACACGTCACAAGCTGTATGAGAACGACACGGGGGCAACCGACAGCAACGGGCTGCCGCCGCACTCAATTTCCGCCATCGTCGATGGTGGGGATGTTACCGAAATAGCCCAGACCATCAGGGGGAATAAAGGGCAGGGAACGGCAACCTACGGGACAACTTCTGTCACGGTGCCGGATACTTACGGTAATCCTCACGTCATCAGTTTTTCACGCTCTACCGATGTGCCAATTTTCGTAGCCATTACCCTGAAAGTTTTTACCGGGTATACCTCTCAAATCGGCGAGCAGATCAAACAGGCTGTTGCCGACTATATTAACGGCCTGACAATTGGCGACGACGTTCTGCTGAGCCGTATTTATTCCCCGGCAAACCTTGGTGTTGTGAGCGGCGGTAATGCCCGATATTACGACATTCAGGAGCTGCTCATCGGCAAATCCTCTGACTCAGTCGCAAGCGGAAATATCGATATTGCTTATGACGAATCTGCGTCATGCGTTGCGAGTCACGTCACTATCACGGTGACCTCATGAGCAAATACACCGAACTGATCACTAACTACCATGCTACCAAGCCACTCTTTTTTGACCATATAGATCTGAGCACCCGCCCGCTGATTGATGTGTCCAGCACTATGTCAGGGCTTATAACAGCCTTCGATATCGATACTGCTGTCGGTGTACAGCTCGACATCCTCGGTCTGTGGATCGGACGCAGTCGCATAGTCAGCCAGCCAATTAGCGGAGTTTATTTCAGCTGGGACACTGACGGGCTTGGGTATGACCAGGGCATCTGGCAAGGGCCATATGATCCTGATTCTGGCTATACGACGCTAAGCGATGAGACGTACCGCATCATTCTGAAAGCGAAAATCGCTATCAACAACTGGGACGGTCGGAACGACTCTCTGCCTCCCATCCTTGACGCTGCTACCGCAGGCTCAGGCCTGAGGATGCAGATCGTCGACAACCAGGACATGACGATTTCGGTCTGGGTTTTCCCTGAAACTGATATTTCTGATGTGTCTCTCGAACTGATCGCCGCTATCAAACAGGGCTATCTCACCGTTAAATCAGCTGGCGTATGGGCCGGTGATGTTGAAACGCCTTCGGTAGAAACACCGTCAGAAGGCTCTAAATTCTTTGGGTTTGATATGGATAACGAATACATCGGCGGGCTCGATGTTGGAGCATGGGGGACTTTACTCTAATGGCAACAAATAACTTTAAAGCGTTCGCGCTTGATCCTAACGCTAACGTCATGTCACAGGCAGACTGGGAAGCGCTTCCGGCGCTGCTGTCTGGTTTTACTGCCGGGAAGGCCTCCAGTGCGCAGGTTAACAAGGCGTTGCGGCAGAGCAGTACCATGGCAGCTGTTATCGCGCAATTCATGGCTGATAAAACAGGACAGGATGTACTGGATAATGGTAACACCAGCCAATTAGAGGCGATATTTGCCAGTGCAATCCAGGGGCGTCTAATCAATGTCCGTGTGTTTACATCATCCGGGACTTACACGCCAACCAATGGAACAAAGTCGATTATCGTCGAAGTGCAAGGAGGAGGCGGAGGTGGTGGTAATGCCAAGGCCACTTCGTCCACCACATATACATTGACCTCATCGGGAGGGGCTGGTGGGTATGCTAAATCCAGACTTACCAATCTTGCCGCCTCTTATTCTGTAACTGTAGGAGCAGGAGGCGCGGGAGGTGTTTCTGGAGGGCAGTCAGTTTTTGGCTCTATTACATGCGGAGGAGGAGGTGCTGGCAGCCAAATAGGCGGGTCTTATACAGCATCGAGCAGTGTAGTAACACTTGGCGCATCAGGAGGCGATGCTTCGGGTGGCAATATAGTTAATGTTCCTGGTTCGAGTGCCGATCCGTCACTTTTAATCGCTGGCGGGGCTGTGTCTGCTGTTGGTGGAAATTCAGTCATCGGTACTGGTGGGAAAGGTGCCGGTTCTTCTTCTGCTACCGGACTTCCTGGAACACTAGGCGGCGGTGGTGGTGGTGCTAATGCCGCTGGAAATACTACGTTAATTGCTGGCGGTAAAGGCGGTGACGGTATTGTTATAATTTGGGAGTTTGCATGATGGCTATTTACGCATTAGTTAAAGACGGCGTTGTAGAAAACACAGTCATCTGGGATGGGGGAGGTGATTTGTTTCCTGACTACCAGGCGGTTGAACTGAACGAAAATGAAACCGCTGGTCCGGGATGGACTTATGACGGAACTGAGTTCTATCCTCCAGTTGAACCGGAAAAGAGCCATGAAGAGTTGGTGGTTGAGGCTGAGCAGCAGAAAGAAGCTTTATTGTCAGAGGCGCAGACAACGATAAGCCTTTGGCAAACTGAACTGCAACTTGGCATCATCAGCGACGAAGATAAGGCAAGTCTGATCGCGTGGGTTCAGTACATCAAAGCCCTTAAGGCGGTCGACACGTCGAAAGCTCCGGATATCACCTGGCCTGTGCCACCAGCGACTTAATTTCATTTTGGCGATGTGCCATATTTGTGTCATACGTGGTAAATCGCCTTTCACTATCTTGCGTCATGTGCCATTGAGTTATGCAATGTGAATGCGGCAATGTACATGTAAAACAGTTAGTTAAAAGTGATTCTACTAATTCGTAATGCGAAGGTCGTAGGTTCGACTCCTATTATCGGCACCACTAACCACGCGGGTTCACGCGATATTCACCAGTTCAGCAAAAGCGCCTTGTGCCATATTTGTGCCATTCCCCGCCAGAAATGAGTCGATTTGCATGGCATGCTGCGTCAGGTGATTCGGTGCCAGATGGGCATAACGCTGTACCATCTCGATACTTTCCCACCCGCCCATTTCCTGTAGCGCACTGAGTGGCACGCCGGACTGTACAAGCCAGCTTGCCCAGGTGTGCCGCAGGTCATGGAAGCGGAAATTTTCTATTCCCGCCCGCCTTAACGCTGCTCGCCATGCCGTGTTAGCATCAGACCGCATTTTGCGCACTGCCTTTGTTCTCGTTCCATCCGGGCGAACGGATGATTCAGTGTGAACAAAGACCCACCGGTTATGTTTCCCCAGCTGCTCCCGCAGCACCTTACAGGCCGATTCGTTCAGGGCGACCCCAATCGCCCTTCCTGCTTTCGCGTCCTCGGGGTGAATCCACGCGACCTTCCTCTGCATATCAATTTGTGACCACTCCAGATCGGTGATGTTCGACCTGCGCAGCCCCGTCGCCAGTGCAAAAATAACAACTGGCTTCATATGCTCGGGAAGTTCCCGGATCAGGTTCGCCGCTTCCTCTTTGGTTAGCCAGCGAATACGCTTATTTTTCGGCACCGGGCATTTGATGTTCGGCGCCTTGGCTATCCATCGCCATTCGTTGGCCGCACATCGTAACAGCGCCCGGATGAAAGCAAGGTGCGTCGCCTTCGTCGCCAGCGACGCTGGTTTATCCTTAAATTCAGGAACCGGCTTACCTCTTCGCAGCAGGCTGTCCCGTTTCGCCTCCCAGTTCATTCGATGTTTGCGATTAACCATCGAACTCACCGCCGACAAGATCCTGTCTTCCGTGATTGCTGACAGGTCCATTCCTTTGAAGTGCATTCTCCAGAATCCGATCCGGCTTTTGTCATCGTCCAGGCTTTTCTTGTGCTGCTTTTCGTTAAGCCAGCGAACGCACGCTTCATCGAACGTTCTCGGCTTAAACTCACCCATCTTATCAACTCGCCATGCTTCAGCTTTCAGCTGATCATAGAGCTCCTGCGCTTGCCTTTTGTCCGTTGTCCCAAGAGACCGTCTAATTCGACTTCCACCAGGCGTAACGAAGTCGCAGTGCCACGTACCGGCACGTTGTTTGATTGACATGCTTTAACCTCCTGCACATCAACCGCATTCACCGCGCTATTGTGTCTCACAGACTTAAGCGCCGCAATGCAGTCTGACTTGCAAATGCGATATGGGCTTTTAGGTTTATCTGGATTTATCTTTGCGGCCTGAAGTCGTCCACTTCGTATCCACTGCGTGATAGTGCCTTTGTCTACCTTCAGATACGATGCTGCCTCTTCACGAGTGAAGATTTCTTCTTCCACTTGGAATCTCCATTTATTGAGTTGGTATTATTGCGGTAGGTCTGGATATCTTGAGAAATGAACAGGCCTCATCGAGTGTGAGGCGGGTTAGTCCTTGCGTAGCTCGCTAATTCTTCTGTAAGTCTCTGGTGCTTTGTTTCCGTGTATCTTCATTTCAGACTTCAACAGAGCAACGAGGGAATCCCATTCGTTGAGGATGCCTTTGAATGCCGGAACGCGCTTTGCAACCTTGTTGAATGAATCTCTGATTTCTGGAATCTGCTCAACAAGTGCAACGCATCGCCGAAAGTCTGCTGCGTCATGGGGAGCACCGAAGTAATGACCATAGATATTCTTTTTCAGTCCACATGCGATTGAGGCAAGAGTTGCGCTACTGATGCCAACATCGCCAGTCGATTGCCATTTCAAAACCTTCATAGCCAAATCTGACATTTCTTGTCTCCAATAAAAAACCGCCATCAGGCGGCTTGGTGTTCTTTCAGTTATTCAATTCGAATATTGGTTACATTGTTTTCATATATGAATAAATAAATTAGCTTTTTTCGTTGCCTTCGCTTTCTTTATTAATTTTAACAAACTCGTTTTTACCACGCTCTCCAAATGCGTCTTTAGAGTCGTTGTATCCGCAATCGCAGCACACATAATCTCCAGACCATCCACGCATTGTTTTTTCTTTTGCAATATTTCCAGAACCGCATTTTGGACAAGACATATCACTACCTCCAAAGCATGAGTGAGATGACAACGTAACATTGATTGGAGATTAACAATAGATTGCTGATGTAAAAGATATGTATAAGCTTCGCTTTCAAAGTGGAGGCTCTGGTAGCGGCATCCAGTGAGTTACGTCATCCAAGATATTTCCTGATAAATACGTGAAAGCTCTATATTTTTTGTAATCAATTGGATTTACAACCCAGTTCCAATATGCGGCCACGATTTCACCTTGACTAAATGCCAGTAACATTTTGGTTTCTTCCGGCATTCGCTCACTACAGCTTATCCAACCATCCGGAGTTACCGGAGAGTTGCCCGATAGCTCGTTCAACTTGTAAGTTTGGCTTACGAGTTCGGCTTCCAGTTCTGCTATGCGCTTTTTTGCTGCTTCCAGCTCGCCAAGCAGCGCCAAGACGGTAGCCGGATTGGCTGCAGCGATGAATTCAGCATTGGCCTGCTGTTCCATTTGGAAATCTTCATCGAAACCGCTTTCAGGATGCGCTCCTTCAATTCTGCAAATGGGAAGATATCCAACAACGTCACGATGAATTAGCGCATCATCACAATCAAATCGGCTCTCTCCATATTCGAGCGACCACACCCCACACGTTGCTTTCTCTGCCGCTTCACGCAGTGCCTGATAGTCAATCTTGCTCATGTCACATCACCCTGAATCCGTTGCATTTACGTAAGAAATCGCAGATATAGCCCTTCATTTTTTCATGCCAATCTCGATCATTCCCATTGCACCACCCATCAGGTGGAGTCCAGTTTTCTATCAGAGCAGCCATTTTCTTTGCTTTCGCCGGAGTAGCTGTTGCGGTATCGCAGTAATGACGAGTGTCAACAAACTTATCCATGCCATCGATATCAAGTACGCAAAACCATGTGTGATTCGGAATTCCTACAGGTGGTATTTGTTGCCCACGTCGGCGTTTATCAATGAGATATACACTCACTGGTTACCTCCTTTGCGAAGCTCTGCGGCGAACTCGTTAAGTGATATGTAGCAATCTCCAAATGTTAACGAACCGCTCGACTGCATATGCTCCATAGCCATCTCCACGCCCTGCGCCCGTACTTCAGCCAGGAAAGCATCGGTGGCTGGGGTTTCAGTAACATCATCTTCCCATTCGCTAAACTCCTCACGACAAAAGTCATTAAATTCCTTCTCAGATTGCTTAAGCGAGGTATTTTCAGCAGCCATCTTCGCGCATTTAGCCTCAAGGTTATCAATCGTGATTCCAGCAGAACGACACTCCCGCAACGCCGTTTCTAGTTTTGATTCAAGTTCACCGAACTTACGCACCAGATATTCAGCGTTTGTTTCGTTAACCTTTAAATCTCGGGGGATGCATTTACCTTTCAGAAAACCATCCATCTCAATTAGTGACATTTGTTTCATTTCTTCCCACTCCGCCACATTGCATTCAGATATTTGTTGTCATTAACAGAACCGAAATATTTCTCTTAAGCAATTCCTCTCTCGATGGCATTGGCTTTACGCGTTGGCGAATAATCATTTCTGCCGGAAGAATGCCGGGATTGTATGCAAGTCCTCTCATGATTTACTCTCCACGAACTGGTCAACGGCCATGCTAAGTGACACACCTAAAGTATCGATATGCTGCTGAATATCCTGTAGCGTCCGCGCTTGAGATAACAGAATTTCACGGTTGCATAACTCTTTAACCAGATGCTCAAACTTGCTGTAATAACCGATACGGCTTAGTGTTTCTTTCCCTGCATTCTCACCTTCTTTGATAATTCCTCTTTCGCTAAGAATCAGGTCGTGTTTGGTTCCGGTAATAACGTATTTGCCGAGGTCGATGTTTAGCTTCATTGTTTTCATTGTTAATTCCTCAGTCATTACTGATAGCGCCATAGCGTGAGCGGTAATTACGCAGGCGCGGGTCGATATATTCAGGGAAGTGGGTATATGTGGCTTTGCGGAATGGTCGGATTGATGTCTGGTAAATTCGCTCTCGTTCTTCTTTCTCTGCAAGCCATATACAGTGGCGAAATTCCTTTTCTTCTTTCGTTTCCTGCGGTAGCGACATTATCCGGTCGTAGTTTTTCCTGAATTTATCCAGCACCTCCGATACGGAATTGCCGGAACAGCGGCGCGCGTCGTCCGCACCATACAGAGGCGCTGGCATGATTTTCTCCTGATTAAATTGCGTGAATAGCGTGACGAGGGAAGGGGAGGGTTACTGGCGCAAAAGGTATATCGTCGTCAAACTCCATAGGTGGTTCGCTGTGATTTACCTGCTTCTGAGGCTGCTGTTTTTGTTGCTGACCGTTATTTCGCTGAGGTGAAGACTGTTCATTGCTTCCTTGCTTGCCACCAAGCATTTGCATGGTTCCACCAACGCCCACGATAACTTCGGTAGTGAACCGATCCTGTCCGCTTTGATCCTGCCATTTTCTTGTCCGCAATTTTCCTTCAAGATAAACCTCAGAGCCTTTTCGCAGATATTCGCTGGCAATTTCTGCCAGTTTCCCGCTCATTACCACACGGTGCCACTCCGTCTGCTCCTTTTGCTCTCCAGTTTGCTTATCACGCCATTGTTCTGACGTAGCAACTATAAGGTTTGCAAATGCCGTTCCTGATGGTGAATATCTGATTTCTGGATCATGCCCAAGGCGACCAATAATGATCACCTTATTTACGCCTCTACTTCCCATTTATGCCGCCTGTTTTAGTTCGTTAACTCTGATGTTCATTACCTGAACGCATTTAGCCTGCGCATCCTCATTGCCAGCCATTAATTGCCAGTCATGCTGATAACGTTCTATGAGTTTTTTCTTGTCAGTTTCTGTTGATGCATAATCGCTGAAGTCTTTCAGGATTTGTTCGCAGTCAACCGATGGAGATTTCTGGTTGGTATTTTCTGGTGATGGTTTGTTATCTGATGCTGGGATTGCCCAGCCCGGCAGCGATGGAGGGAGCCAGTAAAATCCTGTTCCATCCTTCAGTTTTGCCCTGTGCCACCCCTGTTTTTTATCGGGAGATGTTTGTGCGAAACCTTCCTCAAGGTTATACAGATACCGACCGATTCCCCACTGAACGGCAGCGCGCTTCATTGCACCGGAACGACCACCTTTGACGGCTTCTACCTGCGTGTTTTCAGCAGCATCCCATTTGGTTACCCATTCGGAATCAATCTTTATTGATATGCCGCATTCAACGCCGCCGTTGTTGGGAATATCGCGGTATTCATTGCGCCATCCTGCTTTGCCACAAACATCGTCAAGGCGTTTCATGATTGCCCGGTTCGTAACATAAGCCAGCACCATAGCCCACACCTTGCCATCGCGTGTTTTACCGCTTTGCTGTATTCGCCATTCGATATCTTCAGGGCAGAATGGCTCATCGAATTTGTTCAAATCCATAATTCACCTCAGAATGGACATGGCCCAAGGAAATAACGCTGGTTTAATACTTCGACTCGGGACAAATTAAGGCATACCCGCATTCCTTCGCGGTCACCATTATGGCGATACCAGAGAGCTTTCTGCGTGTACATGCGTCTCTGTAACTTGCTCTCCTTCACTGTGGTTGCAAGTGACATGAATATCTCCTTCGTTACCGATTAATTCTTTCATCTGACGAATGAATTCTTCGTCTGACCAGTTATCTGTAAAACTCATTTCCTGCGATACCACGGAATGTTGATCGCTGATTTCATCGCTTTATTTGCTTCAAGCCACATTTTGGAATCACCAATAAATCTGGCTATTACTGCTTTGTTCTGTGCAGCACGAAGCATCTGGTGATTGATGGCTATTTCATTGCGCATAACGCCTCCAGTTGTTTCTTTGCTGCTCTGATTAATTGTTTAACTCGGCGTGATAATTCAGATTCGTGCGGGTAGAAAGCGGACATGACGCCGCTACCCGCGAGCTGAAAGTGCATCATGGGTAACTCCTTATATTTGATTGCATAACGAAAACGCCTCGAGTGAAGCGTTATTGGTATGCGGTAAAGCCGCGCTCAGGCGGCTACTCTATTTCTTCTTCGAATGATTTTATTAGTCGGTCAATAACATCATCCGTTTCAATATCATTTCCGTCTGATTGCTTTAATACATCTATTGATTCTGCAGCGGTAAATTCCATCGCTGTGAGAAACTCGACAATTGCACACTCAACGACATATCGTTCTTCATCTGTACGACATGAGATAAAAGAGCATTTAATTGCTGTTATTACTTTTTGTTTAAGCTCTGCAGGGTAATCAGTTTTTATCATCGTTTACTCCGTCAAAAAAATTGCCCTCACATTAGAGGGCAAAGAAGATTTCCAATAATCAGAACAAGTCGGCTCCTGTTTAGTTACGAGCGACATTGCTCCGTGTATTCACTCGTTGGAATGAATACACAGTGCTGTGTTTATTCTGTTATTTATGCCAAAAATAAAGGCCACTATCAGGCAGCTTTGTTGTTCTATTAACCAAGTTCTCTGGCAATCATTGCCGTCGTTCGTATTGCCCACACCATTGATTCTTATCAATAGTCGTAGTCATACGGATAGTCCTGGTATTGTTCCATCACATCCTGCGGATGCTCTTCGAACTCTTCAAATTCTTCTTCCATATCTCACCTCAAATAAGTGGTTTGCTGCCAAAACAATGAACCATCCGGAAATTCCAGATAGTTCATAATTCACTCTTCAATACTTCCAACTTACTAATCGCCGATAGATATCCGCGCTGATAGGGCATCATCATTCCTTCGAGCTTGCCACTTCTTAACTCCTCCCTGAGCAATTGTATTGCTTGATCAATAACCTCTGCCTTAGCGTCCTTTATGGCTTGCTTGCGGGGCTTTGCTTTCTGCTTTGGCAGATTTCTCAAGCATGATGGAATGTATGTCTGATTCATCACTTACCTGGCTGTCAGTTGTTTTGATTTCCGGTAGCCTGCCGAGTAAATGGCTACGTTTGGCAGGCAAATACTTCCACTGCATTCTTCTGCCTTCTTGCAGCGAAGGCTTCCTAGTGATGCTGCTTTATCTGCTCTGACGCAACCAGAGAGCTTTAGCGCAATTTTTCGTGACAATCGCTGTTCTTGCATTGCCTGTTCACGTTGAGCCTGTCTGCGTGCTCTGCGGCGATTTCTGGCGTTATCGTCAGCCAGATATGTAATGACTACTGTCATGTTGACCTCCGATGATTGACTTTGGCGGTGACGCGCCGGGTGCTTATCTTCCGGTTGCCGTCGTGCAGCTGCACTTCACGTCACCCCAAAGCCAACTACTCTTTGGTTCCCGCATTTCGGCGGGACAATCCCATCAATGTTAAAGAGCCTGCCAATCTGTTCCGTTTGGCTACCAGCTTCCTGCTGATGGCTAGATAATCACAAATTGTGGTCGTACTGTCAACACGAAATGTGATTGTTTTTATCACAACCCGTGTTTACATTGATTTTAAAGGTAATTTAATTTTCTTTGGGCAACAAAAAACCCGCCGAAGCGGGTTTGATGTTTTTAAGTGGCGGGTATATCAGGAGAATTTCATCATCATCTGCACTGCTACGCCGATTATCTTGCAGTTGCCGTCGATTGGGATCAACGGATAGGCAGGGTTAAGCCCTTTCAGGTATTTGTTACCGCCATCAATGATTAGCTTCTTGAACGTGGCTTCATTAGCATCTGTCAGCTTCGCAACTACCAGGCTTCCATTAACGGCTTCCTTTCCAGTGTCGAACAGAACCAGCATACCCTCAGGAACGCTAAGGCCGGTAGGAGCTGTCATTGAGTCGCCCTGAACCCTGAGCCAGAAGGCGTCACCGACAACGTGACAATCTGATTCATACCACTCATCCACTGCCTGAGGGTTGTACGGCTCTACGGCCTCACTCCATGCACCTGCGCTAACCCAGCTAATCAACGGAAACTTTTCCCCTGGCTTGTATTGTCCCTGATAGTTGTCGCCAAAAAGCAGTTCTGCCGGAGCGACACCCAAAGCTTTAGCTATTACCTCTGCGTCATCAACACTAACGCTTCTGGTTCCTGATTCATAGTTGCCGATCCGAGATTGTGAAGCCCAGCCGCAAAGCTCCGCAAGAGCCTTCTGTGTAAGCCCTTTATCTTCCCGTAATCGCTTGATACGCGCGGCGATAGTTTCTGTTCTGTTCATGCGCATTTTATATCACATTCCGTGGTTTAAGGCTTTACACGATTTGTGTTGACTATCAATCACAATGTGTGTTTAATAAAGACTGAGTGAACTAGCTCTTAAGGAAACCTATGAACAACATTGCCAACGAACGGAAAAAGCTTGGCATCACTCAATCTGCGTTAGCAGGCGCGTGTGGCTGGAACCAGTCCCGCTTAGCTAACTACGAGTCAGGTATCCGGACTCCAGATTTAGAGTCGTGCCGTAGCCTGGTAAAGGCGCTGAATAAATTGGGGAGCAAGACAACGCTAGATGGCTTGTTCCCGCCGCGTAAGAACGCCGCATAAGCAAATTGCTCTTTAACAGTCATGGTCCTCATTCCCGCCGAAATGCGGGAATACAACGCGCATAAGTTGATGCGCATAACTTCTTATTTGTTAAGGAAATACTTACATATGGAACTTACAAGTACTCGCAAGAAAGCGAATGCAATTACAAGCAACATCCTAAATCGAATTGCTGTACGTGGTCAGCGAAAGGTTGCCGACGCGTTAGGGATTAATGAATCGCAAATTTCGCGATGGAAAGACAGCTTCATCCCCAAAATGGGAATGCTTCTTGCTGTTCTTGAATGGGGTGTTGAAGACGAGGAGTTGGCGGAACTGGCTAAGAAAGTAGCCAGAATGCTGACAAAAGAAAAAGCCCCGAAGAACGGCGAATTCTTCGAGGCCTGATGTAGAAAGACTGGATCAATCCACAGGAGTCATTATGACAAAACAACTCAGTCCTTACCAGGACAAAATTCACAAACACATACTACGTGATCGCTTCCTGTCCAGCTTCAAGCAGCCTGGTCGATTCCGGGCTGAGTTGGAAAAAGTGAAGCTGATGCAGAAGGAGAAAGGTCATGAGTAACATATCTAATCTAGCCGAAGCCAGAGAGGCCAGAAGGCTACAACAACCGCATCAAAGCAGCGGTAAGGGGTATGCCTTGCTGCACCGTAAAATTATGGATGTGCCGTTTTACAAGGACGCAGAAGCTGCGCATCTGTGGGTTCACTTAATCCTCAAAGCAAAGCATACGCCTGAGTATGTAATGACTGACGCAGGAGAAATTCTGGTAGGCAGAGGGAAGCTACTTGGCGGTAGAAACTCTCTGGCGTTTGAAACAGGACTCAAACCAGATCGCGTTCAGTACCTGCTTAGAAAGTTCAAAAAACTCGGCATGATTGACTGGGTTTCACACGGTAAATTCTCAGTTTTCTCGGTAGAGAAATATGACGATTATCAGTCAAATTTTGTACCAGCAGATTACCAGCAAATTACCACCTCAAAGCCAGCAATACCAATGCCTGCAAGCAATACTGTACCAGCAGATTACCAGCAAATTACCACAGATAAAGAATATAATAATATTATCTCTAATACTGACGTATTAGAGAGTACCGCAGCAGACAAAAAGTCTGACAAGAAAAAACCTTCCGTTAGCTGTCAGGATGTTGTCGATGCTTACCACGAAATCCTTCCTGAAGCGCCAAGAATCCGCGCACTGAATGACAAGCGTAAAAACCAGATCCGAACGTTCTGGCGCAAAGCCGGAGTGATAACCCGCCAGCTTGACGGGCATGGGTTCACGATGCAGGACTGGAGAAATTATTTGAGCTACGTAGGCGAAAATTGCCGATGGATGTTCGAAGAGCGTCCAAACCATCAACGCGGAACTGTCTGGCACAAAAAGGGATTTGATTTCCTGCTTAACGATAATACCTACCTGAAAGTTCGTGAGGGTGAACACGATGACCGATAATTTTTATGCGCCGCCCCATAGCATCGAGGCAGAGCAGGCGGTGATTGGTGGATTGCTTCTGGATGATGACAGCAGTGAGCGCGTCCAGAAAGTTCTGGCGATGCTGAAGCCTGATTCATTTTACAGCCGACCACACAAAATCATTTTCGAAGAAATAACCAGAATGCACCGTGAGCAAAAGCCAGTAGATGGCCTGACGCTTTTCGATGAACTGGAGCGTAAATCGTTAACTGTGTCTGTTGGCGGTTTTGCTTATATAGCTGAGATCGCAAAGAACACGCCAAGCGCCGCAAACATCGTTGCCTATGCAATGCAGGTTCGCGAAACCGCAATGGAACGCTACGCCATCAACCGCATGACTGAAGCGACGGAATTGCTCTATTCCCGCAACGGAATGACTGCGACGCAGAAGTACGAAGCTATTCAGTCGATTTTCACGCAACTGACAGACCATGCAAAAACCGGATCGCGTCGCGGCCTTCGCTCATTTGGTGAGGTTATGGAAGACTGGGTTAGCGACCTTGAGAAGCGATTTGACCCGTCAGGCGAACAACGAGGAATGAGCACAGGGATCCCATCGCTGGACAGGATGCTGTCACCGAAAGGTCTGGTGAAAGGCTCTCTGTTTGTCATTGGCGCTCGCCCTAAGATGGGGAAAACGACGCTATACAGCCAGATGGCAATCAACTGCGCAGTGCATGAGAAAAAGCCCGCTCTGATGTTCAGCCTTGAAATGCCCGGTGACCAGATACTGGAAAAACTGGTAGGACAGAAGTCAGGTGTTAACCCGAATATTTTTTACCTTCCGGCGACAAATGACGCTGATGACGGCTATCAGGGTGATTACGATGGTGACTTCAACAGGGCGATCGAAACAGCCAATCGCTTGAGTGAAATCGACCTGCTTTACATCGACGACACGCCGGGATTATCTCTGGCTCAAATAGTCAGCGAAAGTCGTCGAATCAAGCGAGAAAAAGGATGTGTTGGCATGATTCTGGTCGATTACCTGACACTAATGACTGCTGAGAAGGCCGATCGCAACGACCTTGCTTACGGCATGATCACCAAAGGACTGAAGAACCTTGCCAAAGAGCTTGATTGCGTTGTTGTGCTTCTGACGCAGCTTAACCGCGCACTGGAAAGCAGAACCAATAAACGCCCATTACCAAGTGACTCACGAGATACAGGGCAGATTGAACAGGATTGCGATTATTGGGTGGGGATCCATCGTGAAGGTGCTTTTGATGACAGTGTTCCACCTGGTGAAACCGAACTAATCCTTCGTCTCAATCGTCATGGCAATACCGGCACGGTGTATTGCATTCAGGCAAATGGCTCTATTTATGACACAGACCAACAGTCCGCTGAAATGCGCCGCCGTGAACGCGAGGAACCGCAATCCAAGAAGAAAGGAGGATTCTGATGACCATCTACATCACTGAGCTAATAACAGGGGCTATTTACACAGTAGCCCTTTTTTATTGGATTAAGAACGAGGGGGATCCTGATGGACACCGTTAACGGAATGTGTTCAGACGCACCGCGTGCCAAAAAATGTAAATGCGGAAAATCACCGACAATATTCGACATGGAGAACGGGTGCCAAATCTACTGCGCTAACCACGCTGCTGTGGCGGCCGCGAATTATCGCAGTGCGGTAACGGAGTGGAATAACCTGAAATCTGTTAGAGAGGGAAGTCATGAAAAAACTAACCTTTGAAATTCGATCTCCGGCGCATCAGCAAAACGCTATTCACGCAGTACAGCAAATCCTTCCAGATCCAACCAAGCCAATCGTAGTGATCATTCAGGAGCGCAACCGTAGCTTAGACCAAAACAGGAAGCTATGGGCCTGCTTAGGTGACGTCTCTCGTCAGGTTGAATGGCATGGTCGCTGGCTGGATGCAGAAAGCTGGAAGTGTGTGTTTACCGCAGCATTAAAGCAGCAGGACGTTGTTCCTAACCTTGCCGGGAATGGCTTTGTGGTAATAGGCCAGTCAACCAGCAGGATGCGTGTAAGCGAATTTGCGGAGCTATTAGAGCTTATACAGGCATTCGGTACAGAGCGTGGCGTTAAGTGGTCAGACGAAGCGCGACTGGCTCTCGAATGGAAAGCGCGATGGGGAGACAGGGCGGCATGAGACGACAGCGACGAAGTATCACCGACATAATCTGCGAAAACTGCAAATACCTTCCAACGAAACGCTCCAGAAATAAACGCAAGCCAATCCCGAAAGAATCTGACGTAAAAACCTTCAACTACACGGCTCACCTGTGGGATATCCGGTGGCTTAGAGAACGTGCGAGGAAAACAAGGTGATTGACCAAAATCGAAGTTACGAACAAGGAAGTGTCGAGCGAGCTTTAACGTGCGCTAATTGCGGTCAAAAGCTGCATTTTCTGGAAGTTCACGTGTGCTCCGATTGCTGCGCAGAACTGATGAGCGATCCGAATAGCTCAATGTGCGAGGAAGAAGACGATGAATGAGTTAATAAATGGCAATGCCATCAAAATGACAAGCATTGAAATCGCTGAGTTGGTAGAAAGCCGCCATAGCAATGTAAAAGTATCCATAGATAGATTGGTGAAACGTGGCGTTATCAAGCCTCCTGCATTGCAGCACACTAACATAATCAATTATTTAGGTGTTATTACCGGGAAGCGTGATTTCTACGTCTTCGAGGGCGAACAAGGTAAGCGAGACAGTATTGTCGTTGTTGCCCAGTTGTCGCCAGAGTTCACCGCTCGCCTTGTTGACCGCTGGCGAGAGCTTGAAGAAGCTGCGGTTAATATCCCCAAAACGCTACCAGAAGCGTTGCGCCTTGCTGCTGATCTTGCTGAGCAGAAAATGCAACTGGAAAACCAGCTCGCAATTGCCGCACCTAAAGTTGAGTTTGCCGATCGCGTTGGCGAGGCCAGCGGAATTTTGATTGGAAACTTTGCAAAGGTTGTCGGTATTGGTCAAAACAAACTGTTTGCATGGATGCGCGATCACAAAATCCTTATTGCTTCAGGTTCCCGGCGAAATGTGCCAATGCAGGAATATATGGATCGCGGCTATTTCACAGTGAAAGAAACAGCGGTCAACACAAATCACGGAATACAGATATCGTTCACCACAAAAATCACCGGGCGTGGTCAACAGTGGCTGACCAGAAAGCTGCTCGATAACGGAATGCTGAAAGTAACAGGGGAGGCTGCTTAATGGCTAACCTACGCAAAGAAGCGCGCGGCAGAGAATGCCAGGTACGTATTTACGGCGTATGCAATGGCAACCCTGAAACTACAGTTCTGGCACATTACCGGATGGCTGGAATTTGCGGAACGGGAATGAAGCCTGACGACCTGATCGGCGCATGGGCTTGTAGTGACTGCCACGCGGAGATCGACCGACGCACCCATAATCTCGACAACAAAGACGCCAGACTTTACCACCTCGAAGGCGTAATCAGGACGCAGGCGATACTGCTGAAGGAGGGGAAGATTAAGTCATGAACGAATATCAGTTTGTGCTTCCTTACCCGCCGTCGGTGAACACCTACTGGCGAAGACGGGGAAGCCAATACTACATCAGCGATAAAGGCCAGAAATACCGAAAAGACGTTCAGCAAATCATCCGCCAACTCAAGTTAGACATTTTCACCAAATCACGACTCCGCATCAAAGTCATCGCAGACGTTCCAGACTCCCGCCGCCGCGACCTCGACAACATCCTGAAAAGTTTACTCGACTCCCTTATCCACGCCGGATTTGCGGAAGACGACGAGCAATTCGATGACATTCGCGTAATTCGTGGTGTGAAAGTACCAGGTGGAAGACTTGGAATAAAAATCACCGAACTGGAGAACGCATGAACGCCACAATTCAAACGATACCAGAGCTTCTTATCCAGACACGAGGCAATCAGACCGAAGTGGCGAGGATGCTTTCCTGTGCAAGAGGAACAGTGCTCAAGTACAACCGAGACAGCAAAGGTGAGCGTCACGTAATAGTTAACGGCGTCCTGATGGTAACGCCAGGCAAAAAGGGAAGATGATGAGCATAAGAGAACTAAACCTCACCAAAGAACAGCACGATTGGCTGAATTGCTGGCTTGAACTGTGGGGCGCATGGGTTTATTCAGGTCGTCTGGAAAAGCGCATGAGCAGCGTAATAGCGAAGTTCATGGAGAGCGTAGAGCCGGGAAGAGTTATGACAAGGCCAATGTGCAATGATGATGATGGAATGTTGATTTCTCAGGTCGTCGATTCCGTCATGTACATTGACAAGAAAGCCTTTGGCATCCTCCTCAGCTACTACGCTCATGGTTCATCTAAGCGAGCAATTGCATCCTACTATCACGCGACTGCAAAGCCACGCAAGATGTGTGGACGTGGTGGCGAGGGATGGAGAAAACCTTCACTGGCAACCTGTAGAAACGAAATTGACGACATCCTGAAAGCGTCGTTATTTGTTTTGTACCAGCCAATGCAAAATGCTTTCAAAATGCGTAAACGTGTTGAGAAAGTTAAGCATGTTGCTGTTAAAAGCCTTGACATGCAATTATCCATTTAGCCATAATTAGAAGGTAAGCTGCCGTTAGTGACTCTTAAGTTGCAATGGTGGCTTTTTTTGTTTGCACAACAGGTAAGAGCATTGAACCCGCAGACCTCGCGGAATTGGTGAAAGGTGCCGCGCAGTGCTCTTATCGTTGTGGTGAACTCAATGGCGAGCTAGCAGATAGGCGACAGTGAAAATACTAGTCATGTAGCTGACCGCCGCGCGTACTGCAATCGGCAGCGCACCGATGGAAGCCGGTTCGATTCCGGCCGCCACAACCCAAACTGAGCCGTAGCCACTGGCTATCCTGAATTCATCAGTGATAGTTACGCTGCGGCCTTCTACACATGACCTTCGTGAAAGCGGGTGGTTCAATTCTGCTGTCTTCTTCACGTTAAAAGAGGAATTAGGCTTCGAAAATGCAAAAACTTGCAAAAATGACTTGAAAACGAGTTTTGAAACTGCATAATTCCTATATGCTCGGACGTCAAAGGCGAAAGAGCTTACCCACCAGCGAAGATGCCTTGTGCGGAGCGGTGGGAAACACATTCAAGCCCTTGCAGAAATGCAGGGGCTTTTTTATTGGCTCAGTGCCACCAGGTGAACACCGTATGCACACGGCGATCATTTGCGCTTCCGGACCTTCCCTCACCCACGACGACTGCCAGAAAGCCATTGGCGCTGGATTACCCGTTATTGCGGTGAATTCTTCATGGCGCGCGGTGCCGGGATGCTCTCACATTTACGCGGGTGATCTGCGCTGGTGGGATGTGAACATTCCCGCGCTGCCCGATGGCCCCGAACGCTGGTCATGTAACCGGAGAGCACACACCCGATACGGCGTGAGCCTCTTCCCGACAGATACCAGCGGCACATTCAATTCGGGGCAGAGAGCAATCCTGTTCGCTCACTGGCTGGGTGCCAGTAGCATCATCCTTCTGGGCTTCGATTGCTCAATCTCAAACGGTAGTCACTGGCACGGCGATCACACAGTCCTCGATAACCCGACAGCAGCGAACGTAAAGCGCTGGCATGGCGAGTTTGCCCGGGTTGCGGCGCAGCTGCGTGGAAGCGTCAATATCATCAACAGCAGCCGCCAGACGGCGCTTAATTGCTTTCGTCGCTTACCTCTTGAAGCTGCGATCAGCGAGGTTACATGCTGAATCCTCCGATTTACATCGATGGCATGCTGGGAATGGGAGATACCATTTACCAGCGCGCTTTCGTCAAACAACTGCCTGCTGGGACATTCATTAAGACGGCATGGCCGGAGCTTTACGAAGATCTGCCGGTGAAAGTTGTCCGAAGTGACACCACGCTCAGAACGCAGCGTAAAAATGAGTTTCGCAGTTCGGCAAAGTTTTATCCGCCGCCATCGCCACGACAGACGAAGCGAATATTTTACGGACCGTATGATCTGCGGCGCGGTTCGATATTTGATGCGATGCGACGCCAGTTCGGCGTAACGCCAGCAGCGCTTGATTTGCCATCCTTTGGCCCGTCGCAGTTTACGCACCAAAAGCCGATCGCCGTTATCCGTCCGGCAACGGTTCGTTCTGAATGGCGTAGCGACTCCCGAAACCCTGACCCCGATTACCTCCTGCGCGCATCGAGAATCCTGCGGAAACATTTCTGCGTGATTAGCGTTGCTGATTTGCAGGACGGGGAAGAGTGGCTGGTGGGTGAAGAACCAGAGGCGGATCTGAAAATGCACGCTGGCGAGCTCAATATCAAAGAGCTGATGCGCCTGGTTGAGCATGCCGCTGTCGTGGTTACGCCTGTTGGCTGGGCGCTGCCCGCTGCCATTGCGTACAAAACACCTGTTTACGTTGTCGCTGGTGGGCGCGGTGGGCATAACGCTCCCGAGATAGTCACCGATCCGGCGATGGATTTATCCCGCGTTGGCTGGGCAATCCCGGACAATTATTGTCGCTGCGAAGCGTGGGATCACCATTGCGACAAACGCATCTTCAACTTTGATTCAAAATTCGAGACATGGCTGAATGAAGTCGTTTTATCAGGAACTGAACAGCGGGCTGGTATTCCTCCCGGAGCTGGGCATCGGTCGTTATCCGGTTCCGGCATCACGCCCGTATGACGAGCAGTATTTCGCGAAGTATCAGCAGCTTGCCGACACCGAAACAGGCAGAGCCTTAACGCAATCCCGTATTGAGCTGGTGGCGCGCCATTTTCACGGTCCTGTTCTCGACGTTGGTATCGGTGCCGGTCAGTTCGTCTCTACCCGACCGGGAACGCTTGGGTATGACATTAATCCGGCTGGTATCGCCTGGCTGAACGAGCGGGGCGCATTCGCTGACCTCTACGCCAGTCAGTGGCGCGCGCTGACGATGTGGGATGTCCTGGAGCACATCGACGAGCCGGAGCTGGCGGTACAGCAGGCTACAGAGTTTGTTTTCGTGTCGATCCCCATTTTTACCGATGCCGGAGACATTCTTCGCTCGCACCATTTCAGGAAGAACGAGCACATCTGGTATTTCACTGACGACGGTATTAAGCGCTGGTTTGCAGAGCAGGGCTTCGAATGCGCTGAACAGAACACAATCGAATGCCAGTTAGGGCGTAAGGGCGTCGCTTCGTACGCTTTCCGCCGCGTTTAGTCCCCTCTTAGCCCATTGCATTTGGGTTTATTCCAGTTTCGCACACATCACCCGCAAACAGGCGAGGTCAACCTATGAATAGCTCTCACGGGATTTTTGAACAAACCATGAAATGGATCGCGCTATATCTGCCGTCAGTTTACGCCGGGTTATGCGCTCTGGGCATCTCAGCGCTTATCGACATACGCGCAGGGAAGCCGAAACTCTACACCGCCACTGGCGCGCTAAATTAAATAGAGCAAATCCCCTTATTGTGGGTAAGACATGAAGATGCCAGAAAAACATGACCTGTTAGCCGCCATTCTCGCGGCAAAGGAACAAGGCATCGGGGCAATCCTTGCGTTTGCAATGGCGTACCTTCGCGGCAGATATAATGGCGGTGCGTTTACAAAAACAGTAATCGACGCAACGATGTGCGCCATTATCGCCTGGTTCATTCGTGACCTTCTCGACTTCGCCGGACTAAGTAGCAATCTCGCTTATATAACGAGCGTGTTCATCGGCTACATCGGTACTGACTCGATTGGTTCGCTTATCAAACGCTTCGCTGCTAAAAAAGCCGGAGTAGAAGATGGTGGAAATCAATAATCAACGTAAGGCGTTCCTCGATATGCTGGCGTGGTCAGAGGGAACTGATAACGGACGTCAGAAAACCAGAAATCATGGTTATGACGTCATTGTAGGCGGAGAGCTATTCACTGATTACTCTGATCACCCTCGCAAACTTGTCACGCTAAATCCGAAACTCAAATCAACAGCCGCCGGACGCTACCAGCTTCTTTCCCGTTGGTGGGATGCCTACCGCAAGCAGCTTGGCCTGAAAGACTTCTCTCCGAAAAGCCAGGACGCTGTGGCATTGCAACAGATTAAAGAGCGTGGCGCTTTACCGATGATTGACCGCGGTGATATTCGTCAGGCAATCGACCGTTGCAGCAATATCTGGGCTTCACTGCCGGGCGCTGGTTATGGCCAGTTCGAGCATAAGGCTGACAGCCTGATTGCAAAATTCAAAGAGGCTGGCGGAACGGTCAGAGAGATTGAGGTATGAGCAGAGTCACCGCGATTATCTCCGCTCTGGTTATCTGCATCATCGTTTGCCTGTCATGGGCTGTTAATCATTACCGGGATAACGCCATCGCCTACAAAGCCCAGCGCGACAAAGCCACATCCATCATCGCTGACATGCAGAAGCGTCAACGTGATGTAGCAGAACTTGACGCCAGATACACAAAGGAGCTTGCTGATGCTAACGCGACTATCGAAAGTCTCCGTGCTGATGTTTCTGCTGGTCGTAAGCGCCTGCAAGTCGCCGCCACCTGTGCAAAGTCAACGACCGGAGCCAGCAGCATGGGCGATGGAGAAAGCCCAAGACTTACAGCAGATGCTGAACTCAATTATTACCGTCTCCGAAGTGGAATCGACAGGATAACCGCGCAGGTTAACTACCTGCAGGAATACATCAGGACGCAATGCCTGAAATAATTTTTTTGCAAATCACAAAGTCAATTTAATGAGCCTCGCGATGCGGGGCTTTTTATATCTGAATTTCACAGCGCATCTCACGCGCATATTAACGAGAGCCTTTCAGTAAGCGAGCCTGAGAAATGCCGTTATAGGTGGCGACCTCTCTCGGGCGGCTTTTCTGTGAGACAGGCTCACTTTCTAAAAGGTAAAGACGCTATGAATCATCAATTGGCTAATCTCGATTTCCGGGACATGGTGGTTGTTTCTGGTGATCGCGTGATCACAACCTCCCGCAAGGTAGCAGCTTACTTCGACAAGCAGCATCACCACATCATTCAGAAAATCGAAAAGCTAGACTGTTCGGATGAATTTCTAACCAGCAACTTTTCGCGGGTTACCTATGAACACAAGGGTAATCAGTATGTTGAATATGAAATTTCCAAAGACGGCGCGATGTACATCATCATGTCGTTTACCGGCAAAAAAGCTGCCGCCATCAAAGAGGCGTTTATCAAAGCATTTAATTGGATGCGTGACAGGCTGATGGAGATGGCTCACTCATACCAAAGAGAGCACAACGAGTTAATGCTGGAGTTCATGAAGGAAAAGGATGTTGCCAGTATGTCAGGACGCTTGCTGAACCGCTGGGGCAGGATCAAAAAACCGCAACTCATAGCAAGAATCGAAAGGCTTGAGCAGCAGGCGCAAATATCGATCCCCGGACTGCCAAAGTGACCATTCCAAAGCCCATCTACGGGTGGGCTTGATAATGAAACCGTGATTTACATCCCCACAATCCGGGTATGTAAAAGATAGTTCAGGCGAGAACAGATTTAACTAAATCTGTGCACCACCAGTTACGGCAGTACCACGAAGCAACCCAAGCCAGTAAGTGGGGAAATAACACTGGCAGCCACTGAAAGATGAACCTCCAGCCTTATGGCAAAAAAGATTCTTTGTGGTGGCGGGCTGATGGAAAGACATCGGTTATTGCAGAGACCATTCAATGAGTGGTCTCGACAATGGCTTATACCCTACACGGGATAACTTAACTGATATCCCTTTTAACGGATAAACGGAGCCAATAATGGCAAAGCTCACAGACAAACAAGAGCTGTTTGCCCATCCGGATGATGTGTATGTCGGAGAGTGTGTGATTTATACCGGCTACATAAATAAGCGAGGGTATGGGCAGAAGCACATTTCACGAAAGCCGCACTACGCACATCGAATCGCATACTGCGAAGCTAACGGAATTTCGCTAGATAGCATCAAGGACCTGGTTGTTAGGCATAAATGCGATAATCCATCATGCGTGAATCCTGACCATCTGATTATAGGTACTGTCGCTGACAATAATCGTGACAGGTCAAGGCGAGGCAGAAACTCATACCCTGACCGTTCAGGTGAAAAGAACGGAATGGCGAAATTAAAAGAGTGCGATGTCATCTGCATTCGACGTGAATATGTCCGCGGGAGCATTGGTAGGGGGCTTAGATCCTTATCAGAGAAATATGGCGTATCGACGACCATGATTGCTGACATCGTTAATTATAGAAATTGGAGCAACGTTTCGGGGGTGTGATTTGAAACAGCTCACACCTAAGCAGGAACTGTTCTGCCGGGAATATTTAAAAGATTTAAACGCCACTCAGGCAGCTATCAGGGCGGGTTACAGCGAGAAAACTGCTCGCGCCACTGGTAGCGAGAACCTGTCAAAACCTGACATAGCAGATCGCATTGCTGAGCTAAAGGCTGAACGCAATGAAGAGGTAGGTATAGACGCTGCCTATGTATTGCGACGGCTGACTGAAATCGATCAGATGGACGTGCTTGACATTCTGCTTGCCAATGGCGAACTGAAGCCCATTAAAGACTGGCCTAAGGTATGGCGCACAACGCTATCAGGAATGGATGTCGTCGAGATGGCATCAGCAGATAGTGCTGCTCTCCTGAAGAAAATCAAATGGCCTGATAAGGTTAAAAACCTTGAGTTGCTCGGGCGTCATGTTTCTGTTCAGGCGTTTAAAGACAATGTCAAAAATGAAGTGACTGGTGCTGACGGAGGACCAGTCAGAACAGAAATTACCAACTTAACGCCGGAGCAGGCTGCAGAAGCGTATAAAAAAATGATGGGCTAAGTATGCCGTTACCATTTCCCTTCGATTTTAAACATCCTGATTACCAGATGGTTTTTGAATGGCGGATGGAACGCTTACAGCGCATTCGCCAGAACCCTGAAATATTGCCAGCACTAAAACAGTTTTACCGAACCAACCCGGCTCAGTTCATCATCGACTGGGGCATGACAACGGACCCGCGTAATATTGATTATGGCCTGCCGGTGACCATTCCGTTTTTACTCTTCCCTAAGCAGGAGGAGTGGATCCACTGGATTATGGAACGCTGGGGCAATCGGGAGAATGGTATTACCGAAAAATCCCGTGAAATGGGACTCAGTTGGACCGCGATCGGACTGGCCTGCTCGCTTTGTCTCTTCAACAAAGAAATGGTCATCGGCTTCGGCTCCCGTAAAGAGGAATACGTCGACAGCACCGGTGACCCGAAGGCGCTGTTCTGGAAGGCGCGAAAGTTCGTGGAAACACTGCCCATCGAGTTTCGTGGTTCGTGGGACGAGAAGAAGCATGCGCCGTATATGCGCGTTGAGTTTCCAGATACTGGCGCGGTTATCAAAGGCGAGGCTGGCGACAATATCGGACGTGGTGACCGTACCACGCTCTACCTGGTGGATGAAGCTGCATTCCTCCAGCGTCCTCTGTTGATTGATGCGGCGCTGTCGCAAACCACCCGTTGCCGTATTGACCTGAGCTCGGTTAATGGCATGGCGAACCCGTTCGCGCAGAAGCGCCACGGCGGAAAAATACCAGTATTCACGTTCCACTGGCGAGATGACCCGCGCAAGGATGAAGAGTGGTATCGCAGGGAGTGCGAGAAAATCGACAATCCGGTGGTGGTGGCGCAGGAACTTGACCTGAACTACAGCGCATCTGCGGAAGGCGTCCTGATCCCGTCCGACTGGGTACAGGCTGCCGTCGACGCGCATATCAAACTTGGTATTCAGCCAACGGGCAAGCGACTGGGCGCGATGGACGTCGCCGACGAAGGCAGGGACAAAAATTCCTTTTCCACCCGTCATGGCTTCCTCCTGGAGAATGTGCGGGAATGGTCCGGTGTGGGCAGCGACATTTATCAGTCCGTCGAGAAGGTCTTCGGTTTTTGCGAACAGGACAACCTCGAAGAGTTTCGCTTTGACGAGGACGGGCTGGGCGCTGGCGTTCGCGGCGATGCACGCGCTATCAACGAACTGCGTAACGCTGCGCGCCGACCGTCAATACTCGCCACACCGTTTCGAGGTAGTGGCGCGGTATTTGATCCGGATGATGAAGCTATTCGCGGGGACAACGGGCAAGCCGCCCGCCTGAACAAGGACTTCTTCGCTAACGCCAAGGCCCAGAGCTGGTGGCGGTTACGTAAACTTTTTCAGAATACCTGGCGCGCCGTGGTTGAAGGTATGGCTTACAACCCGGACGAAATCATCTCAATCAGCAGTAGCATGGCACTCAAAGATAAACTCATCATCGAGCTTTCGCAGCCGACCTATTCCATTAATGGTGTGGGAAAAATCGTTATTGATAAACAGCCTGACGGCACCAAGTCGCCGAACCTCGCCGACTCGGTGATGATCAGCTACGCGCCAATGAATTCAGCCCTGAACATCTGGGAGCTGCTAGGGAGACAGGCCTGATGGCACGAAACAAGCAAGCCTCTCAGCGAACGGCGCAGGCCACCGCTGATGGCTACGAGAACTTTGTCGCCCGCGTGGGGATGCAGACGCCTAACCAGCATTCAGCATCGACCTACCGGGCGAACTTCACCAGCCGCAACCGCATGCTGGTGGAATGGTCCTATCGTTCGTCCTGGATCATCGGCGAAGCGGTCGACGCTATCCCGGATGATATGACCCGCAAAGGCATTCGCATTACTTCGGAAATTGATGCAAAAGATCGCGGCATTCTCGAATCACAACTTGATGAGTTGCAGATCTGGGATGCGCTGAACGACGTGCTGAAATGGTCTCGCCTCTACGGCGGCGCGGTCGGCTTCATCATGATCGAGGGGCAGGCACCAATGACCCCGCTGCGGCTCGAAACCATTGGAGAAGGCAAGTTTAAGGGCATTCTCCCGCTTGACCGCTGGATGATTAACCCGGTGCTGACCCGTCGCATTAAAGAGATGGGGCCAGATCTCGGCAAACCTGAGTTTTACGACGTGGTGACCACTGCAACGGGCATCCCGGCCTGGCGCATCCATCACAGCCGCCTGATTCGCTTCGACGGGGTGACGCTACCATTCCAGCAGAAGATGACCGAAAACGAATGGGGAATGTCGGTTGTAGAGCGTATCTGGGATCGGCTTACTGCGTTCGACAGCGCCACTGTCGGCGCGGCGCAGCTTGTCTACAAAGCGCATCTGCGTACCTACAAAGTGAAAAAACTCCGTGAGCTTATTGCGCTGGGTGGCCCCGCGTTCGAAGCGCTGCTGAAGAACATCGATCTGATTCGCCAGTTCCAGAGCAATGAAGGCATGACGCTGATGGATTCCGAAGATACTTTCGAAACCCACCAGTACAGCTTCAGTGGTCTGGATGACATTCTTTCGCAGTTCGCTGAGCAGATCAGCGGTGCCGTTGGTATCCCGCTGGTACGCCTGTTCGGTCAATCCCCGAAAGGCTTCTCTACTGGTGATGCAGACCTCGCCAACTATTACGACCGGGTGAGTTCATTGCAGGAGCGCCGCTTACGGATTCCGATGCGCCGGATACTGGACATTATGCACCGCTCGGAACTCGGTAAGCCGCTGCCGGACGATTTCACGTTTGAGTTTAACCCGCTCTGGCAAATGTCTGATGTCGATCGCTCAACGGTGGCGTTAAACACTACCAACGCAATCAGTACGGCGCTGGGTGATGGTCTGATGACACTGAAAGCCGCTATGACCGATTTGCGCGAAAATTCTGACGTAACCGGCATCGGGGCATCCATTACCGACGAGGACATAGAGAATGCCGAAGACGAAGCGCCGCCAGGCATCGGCGAACTTGGCGACAAACCGCCAGAGTCGCCAGGCGGAGATCCGATATCGAACGAGCCTACGGCAGATAGCGCGGGCGGTCGGGGATATCGTAAATGGGCGCTACGATGGTTCAAATGATAGCGTTACCGAAATAATGGATGCGCTGGAGCGCTACAGCGAAATCATCACCCCCTGGGCGACTAAGGTTGCTGAGAGCTTCACCGCCGACATTGCGCGCCAGAATGAAAAGCAGTGGCGTCAACACAGCCGGAACATCAGCGCAGAGCTGCGCAACATGGTTGACCGCGCCCCGGTAGGCCAGGTGATGAAATCCATCGTCGCCGAGCAAATTAAGTACATCAAATCTCTGCCTCTTGAGGCCGCCGATCGGGTGTATGACATTCAGAACAAGGCCATCGAGGCCGTTGTGTCTGGTGGCCGCGCTGAACCATTCGCGAAAGAGATAGCAGCGTCCGGTGACGTGTCACGCTCACGAGCGAACCTTATCGCCCGGACTGAGCTTGGGCGCGCAACCGGCGCGCTCGATCAGGCGCGTGCGCTGTCAATCGGCTCGAATGGTTATATCTGGCGTACAGCCGAAGATGGCGACGTCCGGCATTCTCATCGAGAGATGGAAGGGAAGTTTGTCGAATGGGGCCGACCTCCAACGCTTGACGGCATGACCGGTCACGCTGGCGAGCTCCCGAACTGCCGCTGTTACAAAGAAATCGTCTTCCCCAACCCTCATTCTTATCTCGCCTGAATCGCAGGTAAACCATGAAATATTTTTTCAATACCCGGCTGGGGGAAACCCGCTATCAGCTGGCTGACGGCTCGTTGCTGTGCAAAGACGTGCCGATAGGACGAACAGGTAAGCAGCTCTATGGTGCTGATGACCTGCCAAAACTGAAACCCGATAAGTTCGGTGAAATAGTCGTCACGCGTTCTCCTGAGCAGGTATTCCATCCCGCCACGCTTGCCTCATTCGAAGGAATGAGTATCACGGTGTTGCATCCCGAGGATGAAAACGGGGATGTGCGGCTGGTCAACCCCGAGAACTGGAAAGAGCTTGCGGTCGGGCATCTTCAGAACGTTCGGCGCGGGACTGGTGATCAGTCTGATTTGATGCTGGCTGACCTTATCGTCAAAGACGAAAGCGCCATTCAGCTTATCGAAGATGGCCTGCGTGAAGTGTCGTGTGGCTATGACGCGGAGTACGAGCAGACCGAGCCAGGTAAAGCCGAGCAGGTCGATATTACCGGAAACCATGTGGCTCTTGTCCCTAAAGGCAGAGCCGGAAATCGTTGTGCAATTGGAGACAGAGACACAATGGCAAATCAAAAGAAAAGCTGGTGGACCCGCATGCGCACGGCCATCAAAACGGGTGACGCTGACACCATGAACGAACTGCTGGACTCTGCGCCAGCGGCGGTAACGGGTGACGAAGGGGATCTGCCGAGCGGCGTTAACCTCAACATTAACCTTTCACCGCAGCAACCATTGCCGGACAAAAAGCCGGAAATGGGCGGAGAGCCAACCGGCGACGGCGAGGACGATATCAAAACCTTGCTTAAAGCCCTGCTGGCTAAGCTGGAAGGAAATGCGACGGGCGATAACGACAATAAGCCTGACGATAATCCGACCGGTGACGGCGAGGACGATGAAGAGGAAACCACGATTACTGGTGACTCAGCCTGGCGTGCCGAAGTTATCGTTCCGGGTATCGATCTGAGCCGTAAGATGAAACCGACCGCGTTCAAACGCGAGGTTCTGGCTTCCGCTGACAAAACGCTGGTTCGCCAGATAGTCGGCGATGCGGATATCCGCAAATTGCCGAAACAATCGGTCAACATGGCGTTTAATGCCGTGTCAGAGATTGCCAAAGGGCGAAACACCCGCAGCACCACGGGCGATGCACAACGTCCAAATATGGGCATGACCAGCATCGCTTCCCTGAACAAACAAAACGCCGACTTCTGGTCTAACCGCAAAGGATAATCCAATGACTGCATATCTGTACCGGATGCCTGTTGGCATTGCCGGGGCTATCTCTCGCCCGCAGGACTTAACCGTCGAACCGGTGGTCCTTAAATCCGATAACGCCTTTGCTGCCTATGGGCTGGCTGGTAAATACGATGATGACGGTTTTTTCGTGCCGCTGGAGGACGGTGACACCGCCGACAAGGTGAAGGGGATCTACGTTCGTCCGTATCCGACCACATCGCAGCCAGACATGGTTCGCCAGGTGGGGACGGATAAGAATTTCCCGGGCGACGCCATGAAACGTGGCTACATGACCGTTAACCTTGGATCTGGCTTCGATGCCAGCACCATCAAAAAAGGTGATCCTGTCTACGTGGTCGTTTCGCTCGATTCAACCATTGACGTGCCGCTGGGCGGCTTCATGTCCACGTCCGTCAGTGGCAAAAACGTGGCGCTGACCAACGCCGAATTCACAGGGGCCGGTGACGCTAACGGCAATGCAGAAATCTCCTGGAAGATTTAAGGAACAGACGAATGATTACTTTTGATCAGGCAACAGTTGATAGCTCTGGTGCCTTTCTCATCGGGGAGCTGGAGCGACTCGACCAGACGCTGAACCTGCCACTGGTGGGGTACACCTGGACCCGCGATATCCAACTGCGTGAAGATGTCTCCATCGCAGATGACATTTCCAGCTGGACGAATACCAGCTTCGCCGCTGCGGGTACTGGCGCAAATCCGAATGGCAAAAACTGGGTAGGCAAAGACTCAACCGCTATTGCTGGCGTAAACGTGGATATCGGCAAATCCGGTAACCCGCTGAATCTCTGGGGCATGGAACTGGGCTGGACCGTTGTAGAGCTGGCAGCAGCTCAGCAGGTAGGTCGCCCGATTGACACCCAGAAGTACGACGGGATGCAGCTCAAATGGCAGATGGACAACGACGAGCAGGTGTATGTTGGCGATTCCGCATTAAACCTGAAAGGCCTTGTTACCCTGAACGGTGTTCCTGTCAACAACGCTGCCAAAACGTGGGCAACCTCAACACCGGACGAAATCCGCGCAAGCATTAACCAGGTGCTGTCTGATGCGTGGGCCGCTTCTGGTTACTCTGTGGTTCCGCGTGATTTGCTGATCCCGCCAGAGCAGTTTGCTCTGTTGTCCAGCATCATCGTTTCATCTGCGGGTAACCAGTCCCTGTTGACGTACCTTCAGACCAACACCATCAGCTATCACCAGAACGGTGTTCCGCTGAATATCCGCGCGGTTAAATGGCTGAAAGGCCGTGGTGTGGGGAATAAGGATCGCATGGTTGCGTACACCAACGATAAAAAATACGTCCGCTATCCGCTGGTGCCGTTGCAGAGCGTTCCTATCCAGTATCGCGGTCTGTATCAGATTGCGACCTACTACGGCAAGCTCGGTGCGGTTGAGCCAGTGTACAAAGAAACCATTTCGTACGTTGATGGCATTTAACAGCCATATGGCCCCCTTGCGGGGCCATTAAGGATGACCCAATGGCAAAAAATAATGCAGTAATACACGTACATACCCCGTTTGTGCTCACGCTTCCCGACGGTTCGCGGCGCGAGTTTGTTAAAGGCCGTCATGCAGTGGAGGAAGACGTTGCCACGCACTGGTTCACTCGTGCGCACGCGGAAGTATCCGTTGGCAAAGCCACAGACGCGCGTAACGAGGTAAAAAATGCCAAAGAATCAAAGTCTGCCAACGGTAAGTGATTTTCGCCGCGACTTCCCGCAGTTTGTTGACCCTGCCAAATATCCCGAAGCGCAAATCCAGTTTCGTCTGAATCTGGCCGATGAACTGCTGAGCGAAAACGTCACCGGCAAAAAGTTGTTTCCGTACTTTGCCGGGTTGTTCGTTGCGCACTACATGACGCTCTGGGCGGCAGACAGCAGAGCGATGCTGGCTGGTGGTCCGGGCGGTTCAACCAATGGTGTTCAATCCTCTAAGTCCGTTGACAAGGTAAGCGTCAGCTATGACACCAGCGCGACGCTGAATCCTGATGCAGGTTTCTGGAATAACACCCGATATGGCGTTGAATTTTATCAGTTGATCACGATGTTCGGTGCAGGTGGTCGCCAGCTATGAGTTTCAAAAGCGGTGTAACAACGAGGGTGGATAACGCTAAGGCCATTCTGGATGCGCTCAGGTCGCTAACCAAAAAGGATGTGCTGGTCGGCATCCCTTCGGAAGACAGCGAGCGTGAAGATGTTCAGTTTGGTAATGCCGGGATCGGCTATGTCAACGAATACGGCTCACCAGCGCAAAACATCCCCCCACGCCCGCACCTGACCCCCGGCGTTAAATCGGTAGAGGAACAGACAGTGCCGCAGCTCAAAGCAGCGGCGCAGGCTGCGCTTGATGGAAATGCGGTGGGGGCGGAAAGAGCGCTCAACCGTGCCGGAACGCTGGCCGCTAATGGCGTCAGGCGTTACATGACTATTACCGGCTTTACACCGCTTGCTGATAGCACCGTTGAAGCCCGCGCACGTCGAGGTCGCAAAGGGGCGAAAGCTGAGCTTGCCCGACGCGCTGCTGGTGAGTCTCCTGGAACCGATCTGGTGAAACCGCTAATCGACACCGGGCAATATCGCAGAGCTATTACCCATATTGTGAGGGATAAAGATGCCGACTCTTGATGTAACAGACGTGCTTTTTGACCCCGATTTTTGCGACTTCAACCTGTGGGTAACGCGTCGCGCGCAAACGGTGGACGATGACGGGATCGGCAGCGACAGCGAAGTTAAAACGCAGTTTGCCGGGGTTGTTACTGTTGACCGCTCCCTGGAAAACCGCCGCATGCAGGCCGGGCAGGTTATCAGCGGCGCGATTCTCATCGTGACAACTGAGCGGCTGACACAGGGGCAGACTGGCCGTGATGCCGATATCGTGACGTATCAGGGCCGTGATTATCGTGTGACATTCGTCGACCCGTATACCGCTTACGGTGCTGGCTTCGTCCAGGCGCATTGCGAACTGTTGCCGTTTGATGGGGGTACTCCCGTTGAGTAATAACACCAGCACAGAGCGCGGCTGGCTGACACCCACCAGCGGCGATCCGGCTTATGACGAAGCGCTCGACAGGCTGTTAAGCCAGTGGATGCGTAACGTTTCCGGTCTGTCTGCCGGGATGGTTCGTCCGCGCTGGCAGAAAAATCAGCCGCCACTGCCACCCGTTGAAACGAACTGGTGCGCGTTTGGCGTTACCGGGTTGCTCATTGATAACAACCCTGCATTCACCGGGCAGACTGAAGAGGGCGCTCAGCTCTGGAGGCATGAAACGTTCGAGTGCATGGCGTCGTTCTATGGTCCGGCGGGGATGGTGTATGCGTCCCGGTTTCGTGACGGTATATCTGTACCGCAGAACAACGCAGCACTGAATGCGCTGGGGCTGTCTCTTGGCGATTACACAGGTCTGACTCCCTTCCCCGAACTTATCAACCAGCAATGGGTTCGCCGTTACGACATGACGGTGCGACTGCGCCGGAAGGTTGTCCGCGAGTATGGCATCAAATCGCTGGTGGAAGTGCCAGTCACCTTTTTTGGAGAATAAACTATGACGCAGGGCTTACCTGTATCCAACGTTGTAAACGTTGATGTGATCATCTCGCCGAAAGCGGCTACTGGTCGTAACTTCGGCGCATTGCTAATCCTTGGCTCTTCCACTGTCATTCCGGTGACAGAACGTACTCGCCTATATGCTTCCATTGAGGACATTGGCGAAGACTTCGGTGTCGACAGCCCGGAATATAAAGCAGCGCAGGTTTTCTTCAGCCAGTCACCGAAGCCGACACAGGTTTATGTTGGTCGCTGGGCGAAGACGCTGAGTTCTTCCGAGAGTGGAGATACTGAAACTATCGTGCAAGCCGTTAATGCCTGCCTGCAATATACCAACTGGTATGGGCTGGTTGTCGCTGATGATGTTGTCGCTGGTGGCGATGTGCTTGATGCTGATGACGTGATTGAGGTTGCTAAACTCATCGAAGCGTCCAGCCTGAGCCGCATTTTCGGGGTAACATCTGCTGACGCCGAGATTATCAGCACGACTTCGACGACTGATGTTGCGTCGAAATTAAAGGCTGGCAAGTATTCCCGTACCTTTGTTCAGTATTCCACCAGCAGCCCTTATGCGGCTGTTTCAGCTTTCGGTCGCGCGTTTACTGTCAATTTCAACGGCAGCAATACCACCATTACCCTGAAATTCAAACAGGAACCGAGCGTAACCTACGAAACGCTGACGGTAGGACAGGCGGCGGCTGTGGATGCGAAGAATGCGAACGTGTTCGTGTACTACGCCAACGACACGGCGATCCTGCAACAGGGCGTCATGGCGAACGGTGACTTCTTCGACGAGCGCCACGGGCTCGACTGGTTGCAGAACTACGTTCAGACCAACCTCTATAACCTGCTTTACACCAGCACCACCAAAATTCCGCAGACTGATGCCGGTGTGACCCGTCTGCTTTCCAACGTTGAACAGTCCATGGATCAGTCCGTCACGAACGGTCTGGTAGCGGCTGGCGTGTGGAATGGTGGACCTATCGGACAGCTGAATTCCGGCGATACGCTGACCAAAGGTTATTACGTGTATGCGCAACCTCTTTCAGAACAGGCGCAGGCCGACCGAGAAGCTCGCAAAGCACCGTTAATTCAGGTGGCCTGTAAGCTGGCTGGCGCAGTTCATTATGCCGATGTGCAGATCAACGTGGTTCGCTAAGGAGCGATAAATGGCAACTTATTCTTTTCTCGATGTAACCGCGTCGCTCACCGGGCCGACCGGCGTTATCGATCTTGGTCAGGGTTCTGCCAACTCTGAGGAAGGTATCACCCAGACCATGGGCGGCAACAAGAACACTATGACCATCGGTGCCGATGGCGAAGTGATGCACAGCCTGCACGCCGATAAGTCAGGCACCATTACGGTGACGCTGCTGAAAACCTCCCCGGTGAACAAGAAGCTGTCTCTGGCGTATAACGCGCAAAGCCAGTCCTCTGCCACCTGGGGCAATAACGTGATCGTCATTCGCAACACGGCATCGGGTGATATTTCTACTGCGCGTTCGTGCGCATTCCAGAAACAGCCTGATTTCAATAACGCCAAAGAGGGCGGGACTGTTTCCTGGGTGTTCGACTGCGGCAAGATTGACCAGCTGCTCGGGGAGTTTTAACGCATGGAATTCGAAATTAAAGGCGTGAAATATCGCACCGCAAAGCTCAGCGTTTTCGAACAGCTGAAGGTGTCCCGCAAGCTGTTGCCGGTGCTGGCCGGGATGGTTTCTGACTTTCGGAGCGTTCAGGAGAAGATCAGCAGCAAAGACACCGAAGGCGCGATGGCTACCATCCTGCCAAAGATTGCCAATGCTGTGTCCGATCTGAGCGATGGCGACGTGGACGCTATCCTGTTCCCCTGCCTTTCCGTTGTTTCACGCGAGCACATGAAAGGCTGGGTGCCGGTCTGCCAGCATGGCGAAATGGCGTTTGACGATATCGACCTGCTGACCATGCTGCAACTGGTGGCGCGGGTGGTCGCCGACTCGCTGGGAAATTTTTTGCAAGGACTCCCTACCAGCGAGACGCCCACCCCGCCAGCGGAATAACCTTCAACAGCCTGCCGGGCGGTGAAGATTTTATTCTTCGTCCGGCGCTTGCCTTCCAGATTGACCAGAAAGACCTTAACAGCGGTGCGGTAGACCTCTGCCGCATCGCGCTTCTCAATGACTACCTCGACATGCGCGAGGATAACGACGCCCGGGTAGATAAATGGAGAGCGGCCAATGAGCGGTAACGCAGATACGATTAAAGATTTCCTTGTTTCGCTGGGATTCGATATCGATCAGGCTGGCGCTAATAAGTTTGAAGCCGTGCTGAAAGGCGTTACCGCGAACGTTCTGAAGGTCGGCGCGGTGGTGAAAGGCGCAGCGCTGAGCATTGTCGGATTTACCACCCAGATCGCGAATGGTCTGGATAAAATTTACTGGGCATCCCAGCGGACGGGGGCCAGCGTCCAGGGCATCAAAGCGCTGGGCTATGCCGCATCGCAAACTGGCGCCAGCGCTGAGTCGGCCATGTCCTCCCTCGAAGGGTTGGCTGGCTTCATGCGTAGCAATCCGGGGGCGGAAGGGTTCCTGAACCGTCTTGGTGTCCAGACCCGCGATGCCAGCGGAAAGATGCGTGATACTGCTGCCATCTTTACTGGCGTTGGGCAAAAGCTCAACAACATGCCGTATTACCGCGCGAAGCAATACGCGCAGATGCTCGGCATCGATGAAAACACGCTGATGGCGATGCGCAGAGGGATGGGGCAGCTCAGTTCTGAGTACGCGTTGACGGCAAAGCGTATTGGTTTTAATGCTGAGTCAGCGGCTAAACAGTCCAATATTTTCATGACCTCCATGCGTAATCTGACGATGACGCTTGGACAGGCGAAAGACAAGATTGGCTCTAACCTAGCTGGTGGCCTTGCTGGCAGCATTGATAACTTCCGCAGGCAGATACTCGACAACTGGCCGAAGATTGAAGCGGTCATCACGAAGATCATCAAAGGAATTCTCTGGGCAGGTGACGCGATTACCCGCGTGTTATGGCGAACTGGGCAAGCTGTTGAGGGTGTGATCGCCTGGTTCAAAAAGCTGAACCCAGCCACGCAGCAGCTTATCGCATTGTTCAGTGGGCTGTTGGTTGCATGGCGGCTGCTAAATACCGCTTTCATGTCATCACCCTTGGGCATGATAACGACGCTTATTATTGCACTTGGTCTGCTCTTTGATGATTACCAGACGTGGAAAGAAGGTGGCAAAAGCCTGATTGACTGGGGGAAATGGAAGACTGAAATTGATCAGGCCGTCAAAATGATTGGTGACCTGAAAAAGACTGTTACGGACCTGACAAAAGCGCTGGCTAAGTTGCTCGGTATTGACCCCAAGTCATGGTCCCTAAAGTGGGATTTTAGCAACTTCATTTCGCAAATGGGTGAGTTCGGCAAGATGCTGAACATGATCGCCGACCTGCTCAACGCCATTAAAGATGGCCGCTGGGCTGATGCCGCCAGCATCGGCAAACAGATGCTTAATCAGGGCAGCGAAAATCCGTCAGCGATGCCGATGGTAACAGACAGCGCCAACGGAACCGCCGACTGGATTAAAGAGCACTGGGGATTCGATCCTCGCAGCGTGGGCCGAACGGTGCGCGGCTGGTTCGGTGATGATGAGCCTGAACAGCTCGGCCAGTCAGTTAAGCGGCCACAGCCAACCAAAGCAGGCTCTGAACTGCTGGGATGGATGCAGCCGATGTTTACCAACCTGGAACAGCTCTACCGGCTTCCGGAGGGGTTATTGCGCAGCGTGGCCATAACGGAATCGGGCGGTAATCAGTTCGCCGTTTCAGGCGCTGGCGCGAAAGGTCTGTTTCAGTTTATGGATGGCACGGCGCGCGACATGGGCCTGCGTGGCAATGATGTATTCGACCCGGAAAAGTCAGCTCAGGCAGCCGCTAAGTACCTCAGCCAGCTGTTGCGGCAGAACGGCGGAGACCTTAGCAAAGCACTGGCATCATATAACTGGGGGATCGGGAATGTTAAGCGTTATGGAATGGGGCTAATGCCGCAGGAAACGCGCAACTACATTCCGAAAGTAATGAGCAATATGCCCACCAGCGCCCCGGTGATTCAGCAGGAAACGAATATTAACATCCACGGTGTTTCCGATCCGCGTGAAGCTGCCCGTTTGACTGTTGACCGTCAAAAGGGCGTGAATTCACAGTTAACCCAGCAACTCCCCGCAGGACCGAGATAATGGATATTTTATCAGCGATTTTTCGCCAGCAATCCCGGCGAATTGGCCTGCTGATCCCCAGCGTGGTCGTCTCCGAAAAGCATTCTGATGCGCTCGAAATTACTGAGCATCCGGTGGAGAAGCCAACAACGAATAGCGCGTCGGGTTTCATCGCCGATCATGCGTATAAGCGTCCCAGCGAAGTCACAATGGAATGCGGCTTTGCTGGTGGCGGTTCGTTGCTGGACTTCATCGATACATCTTCAATCGGCCTCAGCGCCGGGCTTAGCCCAAAAGAAACATACCAAAAGCTGCTGGATATGCAGCTTGAGCGCGTGCCATTCGATGTGGTTACCGGGAAGAGGGTGTACACCAATATGCTGGTGCGTGCCATTGAGGTGACGACCGATAAAACCAGCGAGAACGTGCTGAACTGCACGCTTACCCTGCGTGAAGTCATCATAACGCATACAAAAAATGTCACCGTTGCTGATAAATCCGATATGCAGGACGGGGTTAGTACATCTGCGGTGCAGAATTCCGGGACTAAATCCACCACCCCAGTAAATGAATCGGTAATTAAGTCAACAGGGTGGTTTGATGGACTAAAAGGAACCAGTCTTGGTAACTCTATAGGTATCCAATGAATGTAACTGAAATCCCTTTATCGCCGGATAACCAGCTATTTCGCATTCAGTTAGCAGAGACAACATACACGCTGAGAGTCATTTGGCGTGATTCTGCTGGCTGGATTCTGGATGTACAAGATAGCAGTGGCGAACCGCTTCTTTCTGGCGTGCCGCTGGTAACCGGTGTAAATCTTCTTGAGCAATATCCTCAACTAGGTATTAACGGGGCGCTGCTCGTTGGCTGCGATGTAGGCGCACCGGACGAGCCCACCAAAACCAACCTCGGCACATACAGCCACCTCATTTTCGTGCAGGAGTAGAAATGTCTCTTAACTGGATGCGCCATTTTGAGTTGCAGCTGTTGGACCAGAACGGGCAGGGTATTTCCCTGTCTGATTTTAAGGTCACGTTCCAGATCGAGTGGGCAGATACACGCTGGCCGCGCGTGGCAAACGTGAAAATTTACAACCTTTCGACCGATACCACGAACAAGATACTGGGGCAGGAATTTGCCAAAATTCGCATCATTGCCGGGTATGACGGTATTGCGCCGGATGTTGATGCGAGCCAGGTTGGTGTCGCCCGGGAGATTTCACCAGACCAGGTAGGGCAGGTGAACGGTCAGAACTACGGCCTGATATTTGACGGTGATATTCGCTTCACCGTCACCGGGAAGGACAACATCACCGATTCCTGGGTGCTGATTCAGGCCATCAGTAACCACGAAGCGTTCCTCTACGCGACTACCATCACCACGCTTGCCGCTGGTTATACCGTTGCGGACCTGCACCGGGCGACTATGCAGGATTTCAACGCGTTCGGCGTGACGCAGGGCATTACCGGTGACTTTCCTGATACCGTGTTTCCTCGTGGCCGTGCGATTTATTCATCCACCCGTAACGTGATGGATAATATTGCTGCGCAGTGCAAAGCGACATGGCAGCTGGTGGATGGTCAGGTCCAGATGGTGCCGGAGGATAAATATATTCACGAAGCCATTGTGTTGAATGCCGATACTGGCCTGATCGGTATGCCGCAACAAACGATGGGCGGCGGAGTAAACGTGCGGTGCCTGATAAACCCAAACATCCGTATTAATGGTCTTATCCAGCTCGATCAGGCTTCGGTGTACCGCGCTGCGCTCGGCAATAGCGAAATCGCTCAGTCGCCCGGGCGTATCACCGAAACGGAAGAGAACGGCAACCGCGTGCTGACAGGTACGACGTCACAGGCTGCCAGCATTGCGACAGATGGCGTTTATATCGTCAAAGCTATCGACTATACTGGCGACACCAGAGGTCAGGCGTGGTACATGGATTTGATGTGTTTTGCGCGTGGGGCTCGCGAGCTTTACAGCCAGAATGCCATGCTGAAAACCAACTATTGAGGTGAATATTGTGAAGCGTGTAGCAGCCGTAATTTTTCTGCTGACTTCGTTTTTATCCTTGAGTGCATTTGCTGATTCACAATGTGGTAACTACAGGGTGCACTGGGCGGATGATGGGCTTGCAAGAATTAATGGCGCAAAACCAGAAACTCAAAAAATCACTTTTCTGAAAAAAGAAGGTGATTATAACAATGTAAAATTTGAGTGGGTTGTTGCTACCGATCAACCCGGTCGCTGGGTGGGAATGGAGTTCATTGGGCGCAACGGAAAAGCCATTCTCAATGTCCAGTGGCTGCAAGCCAGCATGAATGCGCCGCGTCAGTATGCAACATACGACTGCCGAAAAGTAAAATAGCCCGCCAGATAGGCGGGCATGCGTCAAAAATATTGAGCTTTAATTATAATAAACACAATAATTACGAACAGGATGTTTCTAATTATTTTTTGCTTATGAGTAAGTTGTTTTTTTTCTGTCGATTTCCCGGGAGAGTAAAGGTTAGTGGTATGCGACAGCCCCGTGCCGGGAAGGCCATTTGTCATCTTTACGCCTTTTTTCCCGATGTTAATGGTGGAACCTTTACCACCAATTGAAGTGCTTACTCCGCTTTTGCTAATGTTGATCGCGAGTCCGGGCGCAATCCGGATTCTTTTGCGAAATCTAAAGCCCATTTGTTACTCCTGTAGTCAAGAATGCGATGGTGCAGGTCCACTCTATGGCGGCTTCATGGCTGAAATTGATTTTTAATGCTTACTTGTTGCAAATATATCCTAATACACCTTGTGAATATGTGCCATTGCAGCGGAAAAGCCTTACTTCACACTGATGTAGCTTAGTTACTAAGAGATAATTGATACCAAACCAGCTTCGGCTGGTTTTTTTATGGGGTTTTTATGCCAATTCCTACTCAATCACAGATCGGCGGCGAGCAGCAGACCGCGCAGGCCATTGCCGATTCGGTGTCTACTCAGATGCGCGTAGCGATGCCTGGCATCATTCAGTCGTTCGATCCTGACGCTGTAACCTGCACAGTAGAGGTGGCGCTTCGCGGTATTGTTGGCGACGACTCCACCGAATTAAAACCGCTGGTGGATGTGCCTGTCATCTTCCCGCGCGGAGGCGGTTGCACGCTGACCTTTCCGGTAAAAGAAGGCGATGAGTGCCTGCTGATCTTTGCCGACCGTTGCATCGATTTCTGGTGGCAGAGCGGCGGCGTTCAGGAGACCGTCGACCCGCGCCAGCATGACTTATCTGATGCGTTCGCCATCGTTGGCCCGCAGTCGCAAGCGCAAAAAATCAGCGGTATCAGTACCAGCGCCGCGCAGCTGCGAACCGATGATGGTGTGGCGTTCGTAGAGGTTTCCGCAGGACATAACATCACCGTTCAAACACCGGGCCAGCTCACGGCTACGGCTGAAGGTGGAACGACAATCACATCCCCGACTATCACGCTGAACGGCAACGTAACGATTAATGGCAATCTGTCTCAGGGAATGGGAGAAAGTGGTGGTACTGCGACGATGCTTGGGCCGGTTACGGTAACGAATGATGTGACAGCTTCAGGTATAAGTGTCGCCACGCATAAACATGGCGGAGTTCAGACAGGCGGGGGAACTACTGGAGGGCCGCAATAATGCGATACCGACGAGAAGATGCTGACGGCGATTACACTTTCGGGCAAGGTGACGACACCTTCCTTATCGACAGTCCGGAATGTGTCGCCCAGGCCGTAAAAACCCGTTTCGAGCTCTGGCGCGGTCAGTGGTTTCTCGATCTGACGGAAGGCACGCCGTATGTTCAGTCAGTGCTTGGGAAACAGCGATCAGACGTCTACATCCTGGCTATACGCGAACGCATACAGGACACGCCGGGCGTTCTGTCGATTCTTTCCTTCGATACCAATTATGACGGCACCAGCCGCCGCGTCACTTTCACTTCCTCCATTGACACAATCTACGGCCAGACGACTGTAACAAGCGAGGCATAAATGGCTTTGAACCTCGACACGCTGGGGCTATCGGCAACGGTAACCGCCCAGGGGATTAGTGCGCCTGATTACCAGACAATCCTCGATACACTGACCAGCTATTTCAGGCAGATTTACGGTAGTGATGCCTACCTCGAACCAGACAGCAAAGATGGGCAAATGGTCGCGCTGGTGGCTCTGGCTGTGCATGATGCTAACAATACCGCTATCGAGATCTACAACTCGTTTTCACCGACGACAGCGCAGGCCGCAGCGCTTAGCAGCAATGTGAAAATTAACGGGATCACGCGAAAAGTAGCGACAAACTCTACTGCTGACCTTCTGTTAACCGGTACGGCGGGCACGACTATCACGAATGGCTCCGCACGGGATAAAAACGGCATTATCTGGAATTTTCCCGCGAGTGTAGCAATCGGGGTTGATGGTACTGTGCTGGTGACGGCCACATGTGCGAATAGCGGTTCGGTTGCGGCGATGGCCGGGACTATTACCACCATTAACACACCGACTCGCGGCTGGGTGTCGGTAACCAACCCTGCTGCGGCTATTGTCGGTTCACCAGCCG